AAGGTTACCCATATCATTTTGTTAGGTCTAATGTCTTGTTTAATAATCATGTTGGTGTATCTTGTGTATATTGATCCCAGTAAGTAAATTTGTCTTTACTCATTAGGCTTTGAAGATGATGTGTCCATACACCTGGGTTTGTTTTACCCCAAGTAATGTCATCCAGTTTAAGAGTGGCATTGTAATTAAGTTGATTAATATAAGGCAATTTTACACTAATCATAGGAACAAATCTAGCGTATTCGGAATAACCGCTTTCGATTACACCTTCAACGTGTTCAACACCAAAGTCCAAGCTGACCCAGTAGTCTGCTTTTAAACAGCCGAGGATAACTTCGTCCCACGGTGCGTATTCTTCTTGTGACATTGCTTTAGGATTAAAACTTTGACTAGTACCAAAGTAGATATGTGTACAATCGTTATCATTTGCCTTGTCAAAAATCTCCTCCAAAGACGGAGTTCCAACTACAAATAGTGTTTTCATACCATAACAAATAGTATGTTCGACTTCATAACCTGTAAAGTAGACAATATCTTGTCTTTCTTCTGTGTTTAGTCCCATTTAATATAACCTCTGCTGTAACCGCTTGGACGATCCATACCATCCGCAAACGCTTGCTGCCATTCAGTGTTACGATTATAACACTTAGTCCAGAAAGAATCAACCTTAATATCACCATTTGTAATCCAATACTCAGCATCTACCATACATTGATAAAATCCGTCGTTACGTGGACTCGGCTTAATTGTAGTACAAGCCTTCCAAAGCTGTGCCTGTGCCTCTTGATGATCTACGGCTTTGCCAACAGCATCTATAATTAGAGCATTGTTGTTTAATTGAATGCCGTTGCCAATTTCGTATTTTCCAGAAAGATCCACAACAACATCATAACTTTCGGTTGTGGCTACTAATAGTTTATCTCCCCAAAGATCTGTATTACTTGATCCAATTACGTCGATATTGAAATCTATATGGTTAAGCAAGATAGTATTATAAGCGACCCACGCTAAAAATCCACTACCTAAAATTAGTAGACGTTTACCAGGCCCACTGCGCTCAGCAATTTCTCGAATAGGCTGTTGTATTACGTTAATTCCACAAGCTACTGGTTCTAATATATACTCAGGACTAGCTTCGGGTACTTTGACATACTCGTTAATACGAACATTGTATACATCTGCGTAAGCAGGTTCTCCACGAGTAGCAACAATGTCACCAACCTGTGTTGCACCGATACCACTACCTACTTTGGTTACAACTCCAAGGCCTTCATGCCCTTGCATGTGCAACGGCAATGGACCGAAGTTGCCTTGCATCATGTCAATATCACTACGGCATACACCAGTCATTAGTGCTTTTACTTCGATCTCATAATCACTAGGTTCGGGTTTAATATAGGCTACTTCTTCAAAGTAGCCTTGCCCTGTTGTTTGTAAACAGCGTGTCATAGAATTTCAATCCTTTCGTGTATCCAAGAGTCTATATCAAATTGTTTAAGCCAAAATTCGTAATTATCTACGTTTGTAATAGCATCAACTATCATATTATGATATGCTTCTTCTGGACACCAGCCTAAATCAAACTTTTCTATAGTGTTGTCTGGCATGACAAATACTATAGAGCTATCTTCTTCGTCTATGCTACGCCAATTGGCCGCGCACCGCCATTTTCCACCGAAGTTAATTACACACATATCGTCAACATCATATGTACCAGTGGTATTAACAGTACCATACTCAGTAGTTTCGATGTCTTTTAACTCCCAGCATTGCATAGCAGTTTGCCCGCTAACCTTTTCAGCCCGCCACTCGGGATTCATAGCAACATATAAACTTAGTAAATGTGGCATCAAATCTCTACTAACACCGCCAAACGCTAATTTCTTGGTGGTAAACCAACTGCCTGGACTAGGAATACAGTTTTTACGTATCCATCGTATTTTTACAGTCTTGGCCTTACTTGCTAGCTCTGCTAGTTCGGCTATATTACTACGCCACATGTTATTTTTAACCATCATGAAACGTGTTTGTTTGAATTCAGTAATTAGTTTAGTCCATGTAGCACTTGTAGCAACACCTGGTTTTTCAATAAAAACAATTTTAGCATACGGAGCAACTTTTGCCGCCAATTCAAAATGCGTAAAATTAGGTGTACAAATATGAACAGTATCAAATGTCTTATAGTGTATAATAGCTTTATCTATGCTATCGAAACGTGCGCCTTTACTAGGATCTTGATCCACTGTAATGACTTCATGTCCAAGTTTTTCTAGTACAGTTTTGTACAACTGCCCAATGCCCATGCCAACTATTAAACTTTTCATTGTTGAACCTTTTGTGATTCTTCGTAAACTCTCATCAGTCTACTTACATCTTCCATTCGTTCTTGAAATACATCAGGACTAGTCTGTGCTGTTTTCATCATATCGTACTCACTTGGGTAATGTCTAAGTAAGGCGCGAGCTTGTTGTCGTACTGCTAGTGGAACTCGTTTAGTTTCACTAGAGAAACATAGTGATTTTAAAAACTTTTCTGTTTGAACAACAGCTCGATATCGTTCGTCAGGTAATGTCATAATTCGAATAGACTTTCATTAAAGACTGGTTTATGTGACTCTTCTATTGTAGCACTTGGCTTGTCTTTTGTCAAGTCCGCTTCAATGTCAAAGTGCTCATTTGCGTAGGTACTAGCATTAATTGTTTTCTTACCAATTGCGCCACGTGTGCCTGGAATAGCAATCCAAAATTTGCTATAGTATTCAATAATGGCAAGAGCATCTTCTCTGTTATCTGCTGAGAAAATGGCATCAACAACATCTTTAAAGAATAATCTATCACCAGTATTTTCTTGGACTAACATCTCAGGACATAACCCTTTGTCATATTCTCGGTTAGCTTCTTGCACACTATTCAAATGTTGCCAAACATTATGGCCCATCATAATAGCATAGCTAAAACTATCCCACGATGTACGACCTTCCTTGCCATTCTTGTTTAAATCGCCAGGTGCGTAAATACAAATGTCTTTGATTGGTACTTGATCCATTACTGGACTTGTGGTAAACGATTCAAAAAACTTATCTTGTATTACAGCATCTTGGAACGGTCTTGTGTCTTTTGCGTATTTCTTGTCGTCAACGCTGGGTAACATGCGGTAGAGCCATTTGCTCCTGTCTGTAATTTCTGTTTGGACATAGATTTGTCCGTTTGCTGTTGCCAGAAACGGTGAGGCGCAGTCAAAAGATATGGTAAAGTTTTCATTATGGTGCTTCCTAATAGCTCGTTGAATATCAGTTAATAACAATGCCCACTCTAACTTAGAGGTGCCCAAGAAGTGCATCCAGTCTTGCTGACCTTTTTCAAGGAGGCCATCAAACTTCAATGCTACTAATCTTTTTAGTACAAGTTCTACGTCACACATATTCTGTCCACCCATAGCCCAGCCGTTAAATGGCCTGTCATACTTGGTTGGATCGCAAAAGTCTTTCATTTGTTGATACCAATCTTCTGCTTGTTTGTGCGTTTCGCCTTGTAATACATTTAAGAACTTACAGGCGCCGGTGCGATGTTTAATAAAATATTCGTTATTATACTTTGTTGCCGCAACTGCTTGGTCGTAATCGCCCACACCACTATTACGAGCACCTACTGGACTACGCCCGACCCACGCTGGAATATCAAGCACCATGCCGTAATCCATGAGTGTATCCATCCAGTTAAGAACTTGCTCACGTTTCTTTTGTGCCGCATCTAGTTTAGCTTGATAAAGTTTAACATGATCAATCTTAGTATACTTTGGATTGCCATGCTTGTCTGTTTTAGGATGGCCTGTTGGGTGTACTTGTGGAACTAGTTCGATACCTCGAGCAACTGCTTCATCCATGCGCTGGGCTACAACTGGACCATTGGGGTCATTCCATTCACCTTCCCACACACCTTTACCGATCTGAAAGCCTCCAGAGTCGCCCAGCACCCAACTAGTTGATCTGTCACGATTGCGGAACATATCTTCTGCTTCGTCAGTTCTAGTCAAATCTAAATTAGCGTGTCCTGCTGAATACAAGCACCACTTGTAATAAAACAGGCCTTTTTCAGGCTCTAAGTAATTAAGACTTTCTACTCCGTTAGTAAACGTAGCAGGAATACGTGCCGGATCTACATAATTACCAAAACGTTGTTTGCCTATAAATGTGCTATAGAAACCAGACGTTGCTGGTAAAAAATGTGCGTAATCGCTTTGTGCTGTTGTTAAGTCTTTATTCATCTTTTATCTTTACCCATAGTTCGTAGTATGGATCATATCTCCAACCATTCGGCGGTTCACACGGATCATAATTTTGTGGATGTGTTAGTGGCGTTTCCGCAGGCGAGTGTCGCTTCTTATACTCTGTTCGAATATAATCACGCAACAACTCGTCTGCGTATTGATCAGCCCATGTGCTTTCGTTTATAATCATTTTACTAAATGTTGCGCTAATACCATCAGGCTTAGCCATACCCACATTGTATTAAAACCTACTAGTGTCGGCAAAAACTTTTTGTTACTTGCCCAAATAAGTGTAAGGCTAGTTGCCAATGTTAAAAAATACAACCACCAAAGACTAATACCAAACACTAATCCTGGGATAATAATAATGGCTTTGGCTAACCAACTTACAAACTCTACAGTATTGTAATCAGTCCAGTATTCTTTTGTAAACCACATGCCGTAACATTCTTTAACTTTATCCCAACCGATGTGAGTGTAGCTAATACCAATTAATACTGCCCATACTCCGACAGCTACTACAATTTGATCTAATGTCATTCGATTTTACCCCATTTAATTTTAAGCCACACTCGTTCCATAGCATAGTGTAAGAATGCCAGGACTATATGGATTGCGACTGCGTCACTAAGACCAGTCCATAGCGCCGTAATGAGCAAGGCCGCAACCCTATAAGTTACGGTCCTTGCTATTGTGCGAATATGTTTTTCACTCATTACTTGCTCTGTGCTGGGAGAATATAGTTGTATTCTGCCAAGCCACTGTCCACAGTAATCTGCATTGCGCCAGCGTCTGCGATACGAATAGTCTTGTCACCAGCTAGAGCCAAAATGCTCATAACTTGTGTAACAGGCCAAGACCACACTTGACGCAACTTACCGTCAACGCCCGCTTGGAAAATAAAGCTACCTGCGTGTGTGCTAGCATCACCAAAGCTAAACACTAGATTGCTACCGTCTGTTTTAACTTGGAAAACAGTTTCTTCGCTGTGTGCGTTTGCTTGAAATTTCAATCTTTGAATACTAGTTACTGTAGGCTCGAATTCAATATCCCACTTAGCACCTTTGAACTTTACAGTTTTCAATTTTTCATTGATAACTTCTGTGCTCATAAAACGATAGTCGTTTTCAAAGTCTCCATCCTTGTTTTCAAAGTGTAGACCTGTTGGAACAGTTTCGCCATTGCGTTCAGCACTGACTAAACTAATGCGAGCATTCTCTTTGTATTCTGGGCATTTCAAGTGAATGTCCAACTTGTTCAAGTTAGGCATACCAAATACGCCTTCAAACTCGTCAACCGGTGCTTTTGTTTTAGCACTAATGATAACGCTACGGTCTTCCGCCATTGCCTCGATAGCAGTTTCGGTGCTATCAGCTGTTACTTTAGCTAACGGAATAAATCCGAGAGCGTGTGTATGTGCTACTAAATCTTGTAAAATGTCTTTCATGTGAATCTCCATATGTTAATGATTATACTTAGGCCTTGTCTAAAGGTCAAGTTATTTTCTTACCGTTTTGTTATAGTCAATTGCGTGATCTAAAATACTTACTGGTGTATTTAGGTCGCCGGCATATTTACTAAATGCTTTTGTGTCTTTAGGAAAGCAATGCCCTCCAAAACCTCTTTCTCCATCCACTCCTGGAACCAATGTATGGCTAGTTCCGATACGCGAATCGTGTGTTAGTACTTGCCTAACAACACTATAATCAGCACCACTCTTTTCGCAAATATCGTATATTTGATTAAAGAACGCTACTTTCAGCGCCAGGAATGAATTACTTACGTATTTGATTGTTGCCGCTTCTGTAATACTACAGTTGAAGAACATCCTACACTTGGGCAATACACTGGCAAATAGATCCTGCCAAAAACACTCAGGATCTTCTCCACCAATCACCATATAGGTTTGATTTAAAAAATCTTGATTGGCAGTCGCACCTCTTAAGAATTCCGGACTATGGCAAATGCTATGTTCCGAGAATTCCTTCTCCAAATCTTCAAACAAATCTGGAGTCATAGTAGACTTGATTAAAACTGGTAAGAATATAGGAATCTCTCCCATAACTGCTCTTACATTAGAATTATCACACCGCCCGCTAAAAGCGGTACTAGGTGTATCAACGCAAACAATAACTCCGTCTGCATCGTGATGATCTATCATTTTATAATCTGTATACTTAGGATCTTGTATTACAATTTCATGTTTTGTTTTTAAGGCATTGGCAACTGCCTTGCCTACAAAACCATAACCAATAATAACTATTTTCATATTAGAACTCGAATAAACTGTTAAATGTATTTTTCTCTTCTGTACTACTGATATTCCAGTTTAGAACGCCGATTAAGTTTTCTAACTTCTTATCAATGATAGTAGCCTCCATTTCTGAGTGATTAAATGGCAAGTCTTTAAACCATTGTGGCAATCGCAATTCGTCTACTGGATACGCAACACTGGCATATTCTAGTGGATTAGCCTTGAGCTTACAAACAATAACTTTAGCACCGTCTGTAATGTTGGCACTATACTTGTCATCGAACATACGTTTTAATGTGTTCCAGTTGATACTAGCACGAACGTGTCCGGGCATGTTAGTCTTGCCAGCTTTCTTTTCTTTATCTTGATAGTCTGTAATATTGTTAGCACGTTTAGGGCTACCTTTCTCCCAACCTGGTCTAGCCTTAAAACGAATACGAAATTCGCTAATAAAATCTAGCACGTCTTGTTCGGTGGCTCCTGTTAAGACCTTTTCAAGTACATCACTTAAAAAGTCTTGAATAAATTCCGGCGTATCACTACGCTTCAAATCCAAGCCCATGGCTTTGATCTTACCAGGTTTACCATCTACGTCTGCTCGTTTGCCTTCCTTATCATAGTATAGCACCGCATAACGTTTTTTAGTAATAAACAAACTTTTACTGCCAACAATTTCTCGACCTGCTTTAATGACTTCACCACGTGACTTTGGACAGTGGAATGTATCCAACATAAACTGTGGGAAAGTATCATTTACTTCTTCGGCAATTTGATCATATAGTTGAACTACACTCTCTTTTGTCCAAGGAATAAGACCCTTGTCAATGTCTTTCTTTAGTGTAGTATATGCTGAGAAGTAACAGGAGTCTGTGTCACCGTAGATAATTGCCTTGCCGCGGTAATCGTACTCTCCGCAAACAATTTCATTTACCTTCCCAGCCATATGCTTGACAATCTGACGCCCAGTAAGAGTTGTAGATTGGCCGATACGTTTATCAAAAAAGCGACACCCAGAATTAAGAATGGCGCCATATAGCGAGTTAAGGTTAATTTTCTTAACCAACTGTCTCTTGTCCCAATACTCTTCTTCAATTTTGTTACCAGCATTGATAGCCTCCTTTAGTTTGGCCTGCATCTCTTTACGTTCGCTGTACCAGCGTTTTAGTAGCCCTGGAATAATACCTTCTTTCTCGTAGGTAAAGATAGTACCATTAGCACTAAGTACCCAAGGTTGATTACTTTCAAAAATAAGTCTGTATACTTCTGCCGCTGACAGAATATCACTAGATCCATCTTCCCAGTCGATAGTAATGTCCGTGCCAATTTGCTGTTCCATTACGGCTGTATACTCTAAGCTACCGAACACACCCTCCCAAGAAGCCGCGAATGATTTACCTTTGGCCATTTGTGCTTCAATAAACTCTTCAGTTTGTGTTTGACGCAACTGTCCAACAATAGTCTCTGGGCCCATGTTAAGCGCACGAATAGCACTTGGGTACAGACTGTTAATGTCTAGTGATCCAATCCAATCGTGAATGCCTTCTTTAGGATAGGCAACATAAGCACCTGCCGCTTGACTGTCTTCGCGTTCGTCCATTTTAGTACGGTTAGGTACTTGGAATCCTCTGCGGTGTGCTTCGTTAATAATAGCCTGTTCAGTTACCGCTACAGCACCCATTGTAGTCTGTAGCAATACAGTACATTCGTGTGCCAAGGTGTTAGCAAGGTCGATAAACTTTAACTTCTTGTCCAGTTTTTCAAGAAGCATACAGTCGTTGATGTTGTATTCAACGAATGTTTTAAAGTCATTGTTGTATAGTTGATCCAATGTACCTTCGTACTGTGTCTTACGCTCGCCTAGTTCGTATTCGGCAATAGCGTCTAGTCGATAGGTATGCCGTTCTTCATATGTATACTTTCGATACAGTTCCAAACTATCTAAGTGTACACGACCTACAAAGTCATAAGTTGTAGCCAGTCGTCCAAACTTTTCGTACTCACGTTTCTTTGGCAGTTGATTAAACAAACAGAAGCGTCTTGTATCATCTTTGCTTAGAACTTTAGTAACACGATTAACAGTATACGGGACGTCGAAGCCTTCACTGTTCCAGCCGCTGATAACATCTGCGTCTTGTATTAGGTCCAGGAACATGTCCAACATATCTGCTTCGTTGTCAAACAAATATGTGTTGGGAAATTCTTTAACCATTTCCTTAGCTTCTTCCATCTTAAGACCTTTGGGAGGAAGTGCTAGGCAAACCATTGTTTGCATCCATTGTAGGTAGACAGCAATCGCAGTAATTGGCATAAACGCATCGTCTGGGCTAGCATAGCCACGTTCTGGATCAAAGTCTACCTCAATGTCATAAAACGCTACGTTTAGTTTAGGAGCATCTTGATTAAGATAGTTTTCACTAAGTGTGACAAAGATTGGATTAATATCGCTTTCAAATAATTGCTTACCTGAATTGATAGCTTGTTCTTTGCGTAGTTCTTTTGTGTTCTTACATACAATACGTGTTACGGCATCACCGTAAATTGATTGATGTTTGCCCTTAGGGTCTTTAACGTAAAACGTATGTTTTACGGGTATGTCGCGAAATTCTCTTTCGCCTTTTTTATTACGTTCGACCACTTTGATAACATCGTTCTCGCGGTCAAACCATGCGTCTACATAGCTCAAATTTTATCTCCTATGTCATTTATGGCTGACAAATACCTCTGTAGTCACTTGTGGCTGACTAAACCTTATTATACTATACTTATCGCTAAAGAGCAAGCGATATATTAAAATCCGATATACTTTAATGGCCAATGATTTTCACGCGGCCAGAAGCCGTTAAAATACTGTTCTTTCTTTGTAATATATGATATCTGTATGCCTAAGCAGTAATGATTATGATCTTCTTTCATCCGATTAAGTTGATCCAGCCATAGCTGTTGTTCTTTTGGTGGTGCGCCTAAATTTAGTTTTGGTCTTAAACATTCGTTAAGCCAGTTAACATTTTGTTGTGGGCTCGGGTGCGGTTCTAAATACCACTCGTCGTTTTTATTTTCGTCTTTAAAATACCAATCAAGTTCGGGAGATTGTTTGGCATGTACGCCTAATGGCTCAACCCAGTGATCAGCTTGATCAGTCCAGATAGTATCATAGTAGCATTGGAACTCCGGAATTTCTTTTCTTATATCAGTAGGTTTGGATACATCCCATACATCTGAACATAGTTTAGGCCAATCGCCAATACTGGTCATGTACCAAGTACAGCCAACAGAGTTGAGTAATGCCTGTACTAGGACCATCTGATTTAAACAGTGCATTACATACGCTGGCTCAAAGAAAAAATCTGCAATAAACTTGTCTGTAAATACTGATCTATTAGGTGGGTTAAACATATTGCCGGCAGTTTGCCAACCGTGCCAAGGCTTATTACCTGTGCGACTAGTATAATAGTCGTGACGTAGATGAGTAGTCCACTGTACAATGATTACATCATCTTTGGTAAATTTATTTTTACTATGGCACTCTGCTACACGCTCGGCAATAGCTCTACAGCCAACTCCAGTTACACCCCAGTTTTCAAAGTGTTCGAACTCTAAAGCAAGGAATGGCGCCCAACTTGGATAAAATTCAGTAGCTGTAAAGCTACAACCGAATGTAAACAGTCTTTTCATTATATACGTTTTGTAATGTCCAAGATTGCTTCAATTTCTGACCAATCTTCGTTGTAAGTCTGCCAATCGCCTTTATGGGCAATCTTAATAGCTTTGTTAATAACACTTGGTTTTACTTGTAATTCTTCAGCAACTGCCTTAACAGTTTCTTTCAAGCCTTCAGATAAGTCTTCAATCTCGCGAAGAACAGTGGATCCTTCTGCGATAAGTCTTTCCAATTTGGCTTTTTCTTCAGCTCCGTACGAACGTCCTGCCATAGTAACTCCTTAGTAATATGTTATTGTATATTAGTTATCACCGTAAGTCAATGGTGTTGATATTTTAGAGGTGAAAATGGCAGAACTAAGTCTGCCATTTATTGGATTAACCGCGAGCTATTCTTAACCAGCGAGCTAGTTCGTTATCAGATTCTTCTAATCCTTCCGGTTTCGAACTGCCACCTATTATTGTTCCAGTTTGTGCCGGCTTAGGAGCATCAGCAGGTGCAGCCGTAGGTTGTGTAGATGCTTTTACTTTAGCATCGGCAGCATTATTTGCGTCGACTTTAGCTTGTTCACTACCACTCTTTTCAGCCATAGTTAACAACAGACGAGCATCAGTCAACGCCGGAGAAATTTCTGTATCTTTAGCGTCTGGATCCATGTCAGCTAACGGCATCATAGCATCTTTAACAGCTTGAATTAATGCTGATAAATCTGTATCCATTCCGCCCTGTTCTGGACCTGTTGGTTTATTTGTTATTGGTTTATTTGTTATTGGTTTATCTGTAGGGGTATCTATAGGTGGCTTGTCTGTTGGACTAGCTGGTAATCCCATACCGGCCAAGCCGCCTAACGCTGTTGCGCCTAAAGCTGTCTTAATCGGATTACGTGCCATAGCCGCACCAGCTTTTAAGCCAGCACCTTTGGCGCCGCCTGCTTTATTGGCAACTTGCGTAACAGCTGCACTGGCATTTTTACCACCTTTAGCAACTTGCCCAGCGCCACGAACAGTACCGCCTAAGAAATTACCAACACCGCCAACAGCACCTTTACCTAAGTTCCAAGCACCTCTGGCTAACGCACCCGCAAATTCATCTAATTGTATAGTTGTATCTTTTTCAGTTACACTTTCCCAAATAACACTTAATGTTAGTGGATCTGTAACTTGCTCACCTTCTGTAGTGTATACACTACCTTGATCATCCCACAAATATTCTGATTCTAAGTTAGAACGAATCTTGCCTTTGGCTTCAATAAGAGCTAAACGTTCGTGTAATGTCTTCATAGTCTCTGGCAAAGATTCTTTTAAACCAGTCATCCATGGATAACCTTTTAGTGCCTCAGGATATTGTTTCATAGCCGCTTGTGTAGCAGGTCCCATGATGCCATCAGCCTCAATCTTTGCTCCAGCCGCAATTAAATTCTTTTGCAATAGAAGTACTTTGGACTCACCTTGTGGTTTGCCAACAGTAGGAACTTGTTTAGCTTGAGCACCTTGTTCTGGTTCATCAAATTGTCCTGCTTTATAATCACGTGCTAAGTTAGCGGCATCTAATGCTAGAGCACCCGCAGTTCCAATTCCAGGAACTAATGAAGCAACTCCGCTTAGTCCAGCAAGGCCAGCACCTAAGTAATCGCCTTTATTATAACGATCGTACGCATCTTTAGCACCAAATGCCAACCCTACGCCTGGTATTAGTTTACCTAGCATTTTGCCGCCAGTTTTTAATGCGCCAGTTTTTGCAGCACCAGCAACTGCTTTCTCACCGGCATTGATACCAGCTTGTTGTGCTACTTTAGCAACCGCAGGTGCTGCCGCATCTGCTGCCGCAGTAGCCGCAGGAGCTACTTTGTTAGCCGCCCACCTTTGTGACATTGCTAAATCTTTTGCTTTTTGTGCGGCAGTTGCTGCCATGTCTTTTTCAGTAGCGGCTAAGGCACTAAATGAACCTTCGTCTATCTCATAGCCGAAACTTTCCATTAAATTGCGAGCAACTGATAAATGATGTTCTTTAATTGCCGGTGTAGGAGCCGACATTGCTGCCTGTAATGCTTGTACTGCGGCCCGTAACTTAGCTAATAATTCTTTCTTTACACTGTCGTTTGTTGCGGAAGTATCAGGCCCAGTTGGTTTAGCACCGCCTTCAGGCTTAGTAGGAGCAACAGGACCAGTAAGAACTTGTTGTAATGCTGCCGGATCAACTTTGGCATATTGTGCTGAACCAAACAGTGTTTTCTCTGTATGGGGAACAACTTTGAGCCCAGCAAGTGTTAACGCATCCACCATGGACTTTTGATCACCTTGGGCCATAAAATTTAATGGCATTTTTCTAGGACTGCTATCGCCACCGCCTTCGCCGCCTGGCTCACCGTAATAGATAATACCAGTCTTGGGATCGATAGCATTGGCCAATCGGGGAATTTGATTTAAAGGAATACTTGCATATTTTTTAACTACCTCAATGGCAGCTGTTTTGGCATCGTCTGCTTTGAATTGGTCGTATGCAGCACGTTGCGGGTCAGCTGGTGCTTCTGAAATCACACCTAATTTGTTTATTAAGTTTCTTAAGTCGTTCATTTTTTTAGTTCCTTTATCGCTTCTTCTAATTCTTCTATGGTAAGTTTATGTTTTTTAAGGTCGTTGTCAAACTGCTTCTTAGTAGCTTTGTTAATGCCTTTGAATCTTTTGTCACCACGAGCATAATCGCCTTCGCTATCTGCCTTCTTAGCATCTGCGTGTGCGGCCTTTTTGTAATCGCCTAATAACTCAGTTGATAGTTCATCTAACTGACGTTGTTCAGATTTCTTCATAACAGACTCAGCAATCTTACGGCCATATTGTCTTACAGTAGCTTGTCTTATTAACTCTTCCTGATATTGGTCATCTTCAACAACTGCTACGTATGTCTTAAAAAGACTTTCAACAATTTCAACTGGAGTTTGTTCTTCAGATTTTTGATAGTGTTGCATGGCCATTTGTACAGGCAATGTTACTTTATGTGAAGTCTTTCCTTCACTAATAATAGATAAAAATCTACTTATACCAGTGTTTTCATCAACATATTTTTTAGCAAGATCTACTGGCGCAGGCGCCGGTTCACCTGGCTCAGGAGCATCATACTCAGCTGCCGCATCAATTCCTTTGGCTTTTAATGCCGCTGCCATTTGCGCCAGTTCTTGTTTCATTGCGTTAGTTGCCGCAGTAACTTGTGGACTAACAACAGCAAATGTATTAGCACTATCTCCACCACGTATGGCATCTGCGCCATCTAACTGTGCTCTAAGTCGATTATATTCAAGTTGTTCTGGAGATAGTGTTGACGCAGGCTGTGCTGGCGCAGTAGCAACAGGTGCCACCGGAGCAACAGGCGCTGGTTGATTTATTTCAGCTTCTTTAACAACTCGAAGAAATCGAGCCATGCTATCAGAACCTACCACAGGTTTAGTAGCAACGCCATCCATCGCCTGTAGTATTTTCTTCATGTCCATACTATTATCCGTTTAAGCGAGTTAGAAACTCTTTCATGCGGGTTAGTTCGGCTGATTCTCGGATTGGATCTTTCTCGCCTGCTTTAGCTGGCATCATTGCGCCTAACTTTTTAGCTTCTTCGGCGTCCTTAGCACCCGATGGATTTGGTACAGGTACTAAATTCTCATCAGTTTTTTCTTCTTTCTTAGCAAAAGGATTTACACCTTTCTTTGGACCTGCTTTCTTGTCAGCAACCGCTTTCTTAGCAAAAGGATTTACACCTTTCTTTGGACCTGCTTTCTTGTCAGCAACCGCTTTCTTCATCGGCTCTTTTTTGTTGCCGTTTTTGTTTATGTCTAAAAAGTCTGGCTTGGCCGCTTCTTTAATTTTTTTCTTAGCACGTAATGTTGCTAAGTCTTTGCCGTCGATGTCGTCGTCATTGTCAGTATCTAATTTCTTCTGACCACCTTTAAGTGCTTCCGAAACTTTCTTGCCGTCTTTAACGCGAGTTACTGAATCTTTGCCAAAACGCTTTTCCCAGTTCTTACCTTCTTTCTCTTCTGCTTTGTCAGCGGCTTTATCACCAGCTTTGTCAGAGGCACTTTGTGCTTTGGCTTTACTAGCAACTTCGCCGTGTGGCTCGTCAGTAAAACGATCTGGATTATGTGAGTGACGTACTTTACCTTTTTCACGAGTAATAGTTCCGCCTGTTGAACTTGTTTCTTCACTAATTGGATCTTTTTCAGATCCAGCTGGCTTAGGCATCTTAGCACCTAGCTCTTTAGCTTTCTCAGCACTATCGGCACCGCTTGGGTTTGGAACTGGAACTAAGTTTTCGTCAACTTCTTTTTCCTTTTTACCCTTAGCTTTAGTGGCCTGCTTCTTCTTAAGCTCTTTCATCTTTTCCTTAGCTTCCATTAACTTGCCTTTAAGGGCACGTCTTTGACCTTCGCTAAGTGTATCGCTATTATCTAAATGATGTCCATACTCGCTGAACTTCATTTCGTATTCCATATAGTGATAAACGCTGGCAATGTAGTCAGCGGCTTTGGTAATCTTTGCTTGAACCCAACCTTCTAGCTGGTCTTCGTCTTGCATTTGTTTGAATAGTTTTAATGAATAGTTGGCTAACTTGTATAAGTCAGCTTTTGCCATTGCGCCTTCGCGGTCTGGGCCGTGATCTGGCATTGAATTCATATCGTTTGGTGGCATTTGATCTTGCATGAGTAAACTCCGTTATCTTTATATATTTAGCGTCTCTTGATACTTCCACCAGTCAAAAGATTGGAGTTCATATCTTGGGCATTTTTCACTGTCCCGTCTTTGTTTTTAACTGCTTTAACTGGCTTGTTCTTATAAGCAGGCCCGATAGCAACAGAACCTGCGTTAGTAGCACCAGCTGTAGCAGTTTCTTCTAGTGATCTATGTACAGTAGCGTTCTTTCCATTTGATGCTAACTTACGAGCAACATTGCTGGCATGACTATGAGATCCAAAAGTTTTCCACTTGCGCCCGTCGATGTGTACATCATGTGGAGTATCTCTGCTGGGTTCTTCACGATCCCACCCTTCGTCGTTGGCGCCGCCATCCATACGATATGCTAGCGAATCTTTGCGACCCATTCCGCTCACGCTCGAATCGTAGTCGCGTGTGTAAGAATCTCTACGATCTCTCATTTCTAATAGTTCTGACATTTTCATATTATTTTCCTACAGGCTTTTCGCCAGTCATATAAGGCAAACTAAACCATAGCTGGAACCACTCAGGCGTTCCTGGTTTAATATTATGTTCACGCATTAACTTGGCTTTTTCAGTTCCAGTAACGCTGATATTTATTCCGCCTAAATCGTAAGGTTGCAGGCCTTTAAATTCATTAACTCCTGCTAACTTCTTAAGACGTGCTATTTCATCCATTATTTTAAACTCGCTCTTAACATCCAGCTGTGCTTCTTGTGTGCGTCCTGACGGTCTGCTAAGAAGTTGCTTAGTCCGTGATCTCCAGATTGCTCAGCCATATCAAATGTAATACGGAATATTTCAACCATTCTATCGCTGTCAACTAATAATTCTTGAAGCATTTGTTGAAATTCGATTACTTCGTTTTCGTCATTAACTGCTGATAGCATACTAAACTTTTGTAAGCTGGCAGGAGTGTAAATTTGTAGAGCACGTAGTTGTTCGGCAAATGTATCAATACTTCCGTAAGTCTCTTCGTAAATAGATCCGAATAGTGCGTGAAGTTGTCCAAACAACGGACCTTCTACGTTCCAATGAAAGTTTTGTGCCTTAATAGTAAATGCGTACTCGCTGGCAAATGCTGTTTTAAGTGCTAGATGATATTTCTCGTTCATATTAGATTCCATACTTATTTTTCTTAATCTTGGCTATTGGGCTAGTTTTATTAATGCCAGGAATTTCTTCACTGCGCTTACCGCTCCAGTTTTCAATAGTGCCTGCTCCGACTTGTAGTGCGGCCGCTTTAACCATTTCATATTCTTCTTCTGTATATGAACTAATCAAAGGATCCCCGCCAATCCAGTTATCAGCTTCTATCTTAGTAGGAAATGTAGGTGCTCCTGCTAGAGCAATACCCATTCTGTAGTTCTTATACATACTGCCAGTTGCCATGTTTATACCAGGCAAGGTAGTGGTATTCTTCATAGCGGCCTTCTTTTCTTTATCCATAGGCTTAGTACCGCCTTTGCCCACTGCTCCAGCTGAGCCTTCGGATATCTTTTGTTGAAGATTTAAGTAATGCGCCACAACTTCAAACACTGGATATGATTGACCTTCAATATCAATAGTTGTTGAAGGACTAATGCCCATGTCTTTATAAAATGCTTTCTTATTTCCTGACAATGCGTTGGCACGTAGATCTGTAGCACTGGCCAAACGCTTCATTGGTTTATTATCAATCTGATTAAATTTATAAAAACCGTGTTTGCCCTGGACACCGTTATTTTTAGCTAGGCCTGTATACAACCACTGTTCGTCTGTATAAATGTTTAAGTGTACATTTTCGCCGTGTTCTTCGTAAATGTGACTACACATAACAAACAAATCTTGTTCAGGTATAACGTGTCCTGCGACTTCTGGCCAGACAGCCGCCATTACTTGTAGTTTAACATCATATGGTAGTGGATTTTTAATATCTGTACCACCGGTATTTTCATTAGTGCCCACATACCAAATAGGGTTAGCAGAAGCGTGTTGCCAAACATTCTTGTGACCTTTGTGCGGAGGATTCCAGCGGCCAAAACAAATACCGATGGTCTTTAAACTACCGTCATGTTCTTCTCCACCCTCAGGAACTGTTTCGTAAATGTTTTCAAATAGTTCTCTTAATCTCATGCTGTTAATGCTCCTGGAGCCCACGTTGTTGGAACAATTTTAATAGGTCCATATTTGTGATGTTTTTGCGGATAACGTACATGACCTTCGCCGTCAGTATCCCATATTTCTTTACGCGGTTGTTGTTTAGTTGCTGCATCCACTTGATCCTTCATATTACGGATACCTTTAATTAAAAATAGGATAGCATCTAATCCACCGGGATGTTCTTGCGTCATAGCAATAATATGGTCTTGTTTTTTCTGGCTAACACCTTTCTGCGTCATCCAGTTGGTAAACGTAGCACCTGTAATGCTGGCAAAGTCTTGTTTGCCGCTAGCGTGTAAATTACTCATTTGATTAAAGAATGGATAAAAAATTCCGTTCTTATCTGGATCGGGTAAACTACCCATAAAGCCGTCGATTACTGCTTGGTGTTCTTCTGCGTATGTTATCATTTCATCCACAGCACCTGTATCAAATTCTCCAGGTGCTTCGTCTGTATAGATAGGCCCTTGTACAATTAATCCAGCGGTACCATTAAATTCTTCAAAACTATCCTTAGGCTCTTGTTCTCTATCGCTAGCTCCAAAACTAGGAAACGTAGCATGTCCGACAATCATAACTTGTGCCTGCGCAATGCGTTGCCCTAAGTCGCTGCCAGCATCGACGTGGTATGCTGTCTTTGATTTAGGATTAGGAGCAAATGTCCATGTGCCCTCTGGATGATCTTCTGCTGTTGTGCTAAGGTCTTTACCTGCTGGCATAAATCTCTTAGGTAATGCTGGATCAACTCCATACAAACTGTCTGCGTAAACAAACCCTACGAAGTCTGCTGGAGTAGCGGCATCGAATAGCGGATATAAGTTACTAAAATTTGTAGCGAATTCTTGACGCTTTCTAGCATCTTCAGGAGTCTTGGGATTGCCACTTTGATTGGCAATAAAATCGTATACACTGTCCGGACTAGCAGACTTAACACCCCTACTCCATTGATTATGTCCTGCTAAGATCAATGGGCCGTTGACTTCTTCTCTACCCCAATATACCTGAGGATTGCCATCCCACTTTCTACGTAGTGTAGTTTTGCCAGCTTGCTCAGTTGCAATCTCTTTGAAATGATTAAGTGCTTCTAATGTACCACTTACACCTTTAAAGAACACTAGGTGTTCAGGATGATTAAATGGTCGTCCGTATTTTTCCATACTGTCGTCGGCAGCTTTAGTAGATTCACGGAAGAATAGTTCTCTTAGTAACACAATTAATCCTTGTACTTGCCTTCGCTATGATCTTTCTTAAGATCATCATGTAAATGCTTACATACTTGTAAACATTGTCTATCAGTAATATCTTCTGGCAATTCACGCAGGGGATATTTTGTAATGTATTCTTTGTAGCACTCTTTAACTGCGTTAGCAAATACACTAGGGTTAGTTGTTTGTTTATTTTTAATACGATCCTTACACTTAACAACAGCTGGATAAACATGGCGGCGATATAAATCGTCGTCGTGATTCATGTAGAATGCTAAATCTTCTACTAAGTCAAAGTTAAGTTCGGTCTTTTCACCGTTTTTCTTAACAAACTTTTTCTCTTTATCAAAGTCTTTGTTTTCTAATAAGTCTGTAATACGCATTTTTGAGCCCAAATTATAAGGTCGCAGTTGTGCTAGCCGATAATGTATTTATCGCGAACGCCGTTCTACTATTACTGTTTGATTTCAGCTTCAGGCCTAATTATACGTTCTATTTTAGTAATAGAACCGCCTAAATGCATCTTAGCCATGAGCAACATGTTGTCGCCGTTGATATAGAAGTATGTACCACCCCAGCTAGTGGGTTTTTGTAAGTCTCTACGACAGCTTTTAGTCATTTTAATCTTACTAGTGTTATCTGCCCAATTAACAAATGCTAGTTGCGGTTGACTACTTTTACCCATAGTAACACGATAATCGAATGGAATTTTAGGCATGATGATAGTTCCAACTTCTAAGTCTTCATCCGGACTGCTGTAATATTTTACACGCTCTGAATCAAAGCGTATAATCGCATCTACATCTTTTTTATTGTTACAGTATAGGCTAATCCACGGACTCTCTACTCGTAGGCTATAATCTTCCATGGTAGATAGCTTTTTATGCAGCTGGTAAGCAAACCCGAAGTCGTCTTCGGTTACTTTATTAGACGGAGTTCGATAGTATGCGCTAAGGTCTTTTGGATCTAGTTGAAACGATACGTGTTTCTTTTTCAAATAGCTTAAAATTGTATCAAGGTCTCTGCTTCTAAAACAAGCAGCCAAAGAAGATACCAGCACAATCTTGTGCTGGTATTTCCCCATGAATAAACTTTTAGTTGTCTTCTGTAACATCTTCAGTCTTGTTTTCGATAGATAGCAGTGGAACTTTAACTGTCTTACCCCTAGCATTTAATACTAGTTTATCTTTATCAGTAGTAATAGTTAACCATCCACCAGCCTTTAAATCGCCAAACAACATCATCTTAGCAAGGTCGCGTTTGATTTCCTTGTCAATTACACGTTGTAACGGACGAGCACCCATCTTAGGATCAAATCCCTTTTCAATTAACCATTCAATAGCATCTTTGTTAGCTTTGATACGAATGCCTTTCTCCTTAACTTGTTCACGGAGTTCATCCATAAACTTGTTAACAATTTTAATCATTGTATCTTTACCTAGCTTGTTAAACGTAATAACACCGTCTAACCGATTGCGGAACTCCGGTGTGAGGAACTTCTTCAAATCGGTGTCGCTGTAGTCTTTATCCTGTGCTCCAAAACCAATTGCGTTCTTTTCAGCACTTTGAGCGCCAGCATTAGTAGTAAGAATAAGAACTAGTTGACGGCAGTCTGCTTTCTTGCCATTGGAACCAGTAATGAAACCGTTATCCATAAGTTGTAGCAACACAGTCATAACATCTGGATGAGCTTTCTCAACTTCGTCTAACAATAAGACAGCATTAGGTGCTTCCTGGATACCAGTAATTAATTGACCAGCATTCTCTTCAAAGCCAACATAACCTGGAGGGCTACCAATTAGCTTACTGATACTGTGCTTTTCTTGATACTCACTCATATCAAAGCGTAGTAGTTTAGTACCCAAGTGCTTGGCCAGTGCCTTAGCGGTTTCAGTTTTACCTGTACCAGTCGGCCCCATGAATACAAAGCTACCAATCGGTTTGTTCTCAGACTTCAACCCAGCTTGTGCTACTAGAATTTTATCAACAATCTCTGTGATAGCCATTTCTTGTCCATAAACTTCTGAATGAAGTTTTTCGTCCAGCGTTGCCAAATTAGCACTTTCTGTTTCAGCTACTTGTTCAGCCGGAATATTAATCATCTTAGCAAGTTCAAATTGAATTTCTTGCTCAGTTATAATACGATCATCCGCCAGCTTTAAATTAAAACGTGAACAGGCAACATCGATTAAGTCGATTGCTTTATCTGGCAATTTCTTATCAGCTTGATATTTGACTGATAGTTTAATAGCGGCCTGTAAGGCATCATCTTTAATTTTAACGTTGTGAAATCCTTCGTAGTATTTCTTAATACCTTTAAGGATTTGAAGAGTCATCTCTTGAGTTGGCTCGTCAACTGTGATGCGTTGGAAACGACGCATCAACGCACGATCCTTTTCAAAGTGTTTACGGTATTCTTCCCATGTGGTACTAGCAATAACTTTAACATTGCCTTTACTCAGTGCTGGCTTCATCATGTTAGCAAGATCGTTAGCACTATTGCCTGCCGAACCTGCGCCAGAGATCATGTGTGCTTCATCGATAAACAAGACAGTCTTACCTTTCTTAGTAAGAGCTTTAAGCACCATTTTGAAACGTTCTTCAAAGTCACCGCGATACTTACTGCCCGCAAGCATAGCACTAATGTCGAGATTGTAAACTGTGTATTCTTTTAAAAATTCTGGTACTGCGCCTTTAACAATATTAAAAGCAAGTCCTTCTGCGATAGCAGTTTTACCTACACCTGGATCTCCTACAAGGATAACGTTATTTTTACTACGACGACCTAGTGCCAAACTAATATTTTCTAGTTCGTCGATGCGTCCAATTACAGGATCAATTTTGTTCTTTTTAACAGCTTCGTTGAGGTTGGTTGTAAATGATGCCAAGGCCTTTGCGCTACTAGAATCGTGAACTTCTTCTTCAACTTCTTCTATACTGCTATCCAAGTAGCCAGCAAATTTATCTTTATCAATATTTGCCTGTTGAATATAAAAATTAGCCCACGAGCGTTTTTCGCTCATCATAGCAAGGAATACATCTGTAGGTTCTATGCGTTGCCTGCCGTTAAACAACACTTGAGTAAATGCTTTGTTGAGAACACGCTCTACACTTTGTGTCTTTTTTGGCTTAACTACTACATCTTGAACAGTAATTTCAGAGCATTTTTCTGCCAGATACTCCGTGAGATTCTTACGTAGACTGTCTACATCGGCACCATAACCTTGTACTGTCTTGCTAAATGTATCTTCAGTTAGCATTGCAAACAATAAATGTTCAATAGTAAGATATTCGTGGTGTAATTTTTTAGCAGTATCAATTGCTTTTTCAAAAACTGCTTGTAGATTGTCGCTTGGTTCTACCATGTGATTCCTTATGTGATATGTTATTATATAGTATTTGTTTTACTAATGTCAATAGTTATAGCTTACTTATTTCGTCATTGATCTGTTTTAAACGAGCAATTAAACTTGGATCTTCGATGTGCGGAGTTTTAATTCTAACTACACTTACAAATCGGCCTCTGCGCCCATTGTGCGGATTTGTGAATCCTCCGCCCTCTGCGGCATATTCAGTACCAGCTTCAACTCCGGCACGAAGCTCGACCTCCATGTCTTTTCCGGAAATTGTTCTTATTCGTTTACGACATCCTACCATTGCTTCGATAGGATTGATATCGATGTTAGTATATAAGTCGTCTCCAATTCTTTGATAAATTGGATCAGGCATTACCACAACAGTAACATTTAAATTACCACGTGGATGCTGTGGAATACTATCATCGCCTAGTCCAGGGTAACGAATGGTTTCACCGTGGCCCACGCCTGCGGGAACATTGATAACAACTGTTTGCATTCTGCCACTAGGAAGCTGATAATTGGCTTCTAGTTGTTTTCCGTGAAATGAATCGACTAAACTAACGTGGCATTGAATGTTTAAGTCTCTATTCCTGCCGCTACGTCTACCACCAAAGATATCTCCAAAAGGACTTCCTGCGAATGGATTGTGCTGTCCAAACATATCTCCAAACGGATCTCCGGATGTAAATCTAACTTGAGGTCCACCGCCGTACATTCGTTGTTGATCGTATTCGGCTTTCTTTTGAGCATTACTTAATACATCGTATGCTACACTAATGTCTTTGAATTTGGCTTGATCGCCTCCTTTGTCAGGATGATGCTGATTGGCCAACCTTCTGTAGGCTTTTTTAATTTCGTCTGGGCCAGCGCCTTCGCCGACACCCAGTGTTTGATAATGATCAGTCATAAGAAAAGGTCCAATAATAATGTATAATACACTATTTAATTGGACCTGTCAAGAGTTAGATTATTTCTTTTTGGCAGGTTCTGGAACTTTATCGCCTTCTACTTTCTTGTGAACTTTGATTTTTTTACAATCTTCAGCTTGCTTACCAGTTTTCTTATCCATAACAGCTTTACCTGCTTTGTCTACTTTTGGTGTACAAACTTCTTTCATCTCACCACCAGCAAATACCGATGTTGATAATGTTAATACTAGTCCTGCTACAAATATAATATGTTTCATTTTAATTTCCTTTAAATTAGCGGTTGCGGTTCATCTGGAACCATTTTCTTACCACTAGCGGTTGTTGCTATTTGTGTTGTACCCCAACTTGGTGCTGGCGCAACTGGTATTGAAGGTGCGCTTCCAAACCCGCCTCCGCCAAAGCTACTTGGCGCTGATTGGCCAAACCCTGGTGCTGATGAATTATAACCACCGGATGAGCCGAAGCCTCCTGATTGTGGTTGGCCAAATGCTGGAGGCCCGCTCTGAAATCCTGTTCCTGGTGTTTGTATTCCGCCATTGTTTGCCCCGTTTAATTTTTCTTGAGTACGACCAAACGCCGCAATACCTAGAACAGCACCCATTGCAATATGGAACAGCCCGGCACCTTGTAGTGTTAACGGATTCCATTGTGTAAGACCTGTTCCTACAGTAGTCTGTAGTAGGCTCCATAAGATTGGAAATACAACCATGTCCATAGTGCAGACTAGCATATACATCCAGCCCATCATTGGACGCCACTTACTATTCATCCAATCTTCTTTTTTCTTTTCGCTTTCGCTTTTAACTTCTTCTGACATAGTTTTCGCTCCTATTTGTCTATTACTTTTTAGCAATCATAGTTTGAATTTTTTCCTGAATTGCCTTAGCCCAGAAAGGCTGCGGAAAGTTCCATCCTACAAATGCTCCTACTGCTACCCATAATAAAATATCTAACATAATGTTCTCCTTAGAACCAAAGGTATAAGCCGTTTAGGCTTAGTAGTACACCAATGCCGGCTACTACAAAACTACCCCAAAACATACCTACGCTAACTGCAAGAATACTTGCTGATAGAACAACAATAGCTAGTTGATATGCTGTACTTGCGTAGCCAATCCATGGACTAGACTTTTTAGCTTCTTCACGGACAGCTTCCATTTCTCTTGCTTTAACAGCAATTTCTTTCTTTTCAGCATCCATACGCTCTTTCTCAGCCATGAATTCTGCTTTGATTTTTGGATCACTTGTTGTCTTAGCCGCACTCTCATAGCTGACGCCACGGCCTGCTTTAGCTTGATATTGTGCCCAGGTATTGTTGGCACCTAGGGTATTGTTAAGCACTGTTGAACTTAACTTGCCGC